CAGCGTTCCCCACGCATCCAACTGGTCAATAGTTGGATTTTCCCAAGGCAGTGCGTCGAGGTTGTCGAGCGTGTTGGGCAGTGCATCAAGACTGCCCGTTAATTGTTCTAGTGATGGTGTATTTGTCGCCATGACACCACCTGTTAGGCGGCAGTTACGTCGAGATCACCCGCAGCAACTTTCAAAATATCCCCCGACCCAATCGTCTTGGCTGCGCTAAACGCGCCATGCACAAGAAGATTGCCCGAAGACGCGGCATCATAAATTCCAAAATGACTGACTGAACCCCATGACCCGGTGGCGGCGGCAAATTCTACCGCAGCAGAATTGTCTGTTGTCCCACCAGAGGCCGCGTCAAAGTTAATTGCAACGCGGGAGTAGTTGTTGCCGGACAACTCTGTGCCAGAGGCGTCGTCACCCAACGAGCCTGTGCTTAGACCCAAATAAGCCTGTGATGGAAATGTGTAAGCCGATGTTCCTAACAAATGGTCGAGAATTTTGTTTTCGGCGTAATCGCTCAATGCTGACATATTATGCTCCTACATATTCTGTTGACATGGAAAGACCGCCCTGCCCAAATCTGGCTTTTTCCATGTCACGTTTGATTTCATCAATGGCGCGAGTAAAATACTGATCGTAGGTTTGCGCCCGACCTTCGTTCATCAAGAATGAGTAGGCGTGTGTTAAAGAGCCATACAAGTATGCGTCGGGGTGCCTAGTTAGAACGGTGTTAGTTGCATTTGAATCCGACAAAGCATCAACGCCCTCGCCATAGACCATTTCAACCGTCACCGTGGCATTTGGTATAGGTCGCAAAGCAACCTCGGTTCCTATAATTGTATATGCCTTTGGTGTGCCGCCCGACGTTGTTGGATACTCTGTGTAAAAACTGGTCGGCGTTAGGTAGTCTAAAACACGTTGCGGCGAATTGTTTGTTTTAATCATTCTAATAACGCGCAAATCGGTGGGTAGAGATATGAACTCATCATCGGCAGTAGTCGATGCCGTGACGCGCTTTTCCTGACTTCTAGTGTCAAGCTCTCTGCTCATACGCGCTTCTGTAAGACTGATAAAATCAGGAATATCTGTTGTTAAATCATCACGCGCTAGAAATGACGCTATTGCTGATTTCAACTCTGTGTAGGTTGTTAGGGCCATTACATTTTACCTGTGTCAGTCCGAAAAAACCGATTGTCATAATCATTGAGCCACTTGCGCCACTCTGTCGGGTTTTTCTGAGGATCGCCAAACTTTTGCAAAAGTTCGTGGTACAAGCCTGTCGGTATCTCTGCCACCTTTCTGCGGTGGGCTTGAGTATTACCGATTAAGTCGCCGGGCCTGAACTCGTTTGCCTCACGCCTGTTATTGGCAATAAGGCTATCGACGTTTTGTGAGGTTGTTACAATATCATCGCCATCTTCGTTGTGGTGATAATGAGTTTCTCTGCCCGTAATTTTATCACGGGAAACCAAAGTTTTTTTCATAAACAAACCTCAAAATTGGGGGTGGCTTCCACCACCCCCGTTTTGATTACGACAGATCGTAAACGGCAGCGTGTGCCTTTGGTGCAGACACCTTCAGTCCAAATTCTGTAATGATTTGGAACTTGGATGCGTCACCAGTTTTCGCCAGATCAGTGACAGCAAAGTCACGGCCCGGCAGAGTTACGATGCTGGCATAGTCGCTGTCGAGCAGATAAATTCGGTCATTGCCGATTTGCCTGTCGATAACCACTGAAAGCTCACCATAGTCGCTCAAATAAAGCGAAACCGATCCAACAATCGCGGCTTCACGAGGAGCCGTGTACTGGATTTGGTTTGTTGCAACTGAACCCGAAGACAGATCGCTAAAAGCAGCTTTCTTGGATGGAGAAAGAACCAACAAAGATGGGTTGCCTCCGTCCTCGTAAGCGGCTTGGTGCGCTGCATCAATCAGTGCCAGTGTCAAAGCACGGTCTGTTCCACCTGTGGGAACATCAGAACCGTCACCCGTAGGCGCGGCACCAGAGCCGCCACCAACGCTAACATTGGTGATCCAGCTTGAAAGTGCTGCTGTTTCGCGGGTGGCACCTGTTGCTTTTGCGTTGTCCACAACAAGCATTTTTTCCATGTCTCTACGCAGCTCAAGTCCCTTCAAAACTTTTTGGTAGGCTGATTCACGATCTCGCCCCGCAGTGTCTACGCTGTCCAACGTGCCGGAAACGGCTGCGTCTTTTTGCGAGATTTGCGTTACGTTTGAGAAACGTACTGCTTGAGTGGGTGTTGCAAAAGAGGCATCTGCGCCTTCTGCGACATAGTTGTTCGATGCGGCACTTGCAAGTTCCTGAACGAGCCAGTCAAATACAGTGTTTCGCACGGTTTCTTTCGAGAGAGCCGAATAAATTGGTGTCTCGGATGGGTCGATCCTCGAAATTATGTCCGAAAGATCCTCCCTTTCGCCAATGGCGATTGCGGTTGTTTGCGTAGCCATGATAAATACTCCTTGGCGTTAGCGGTTAAGTAGAAAATCGACCGCAGCTTCTTTGCTGCCAGTCTTTTTAAGACGATCAAAAGCCTTTTGCTTTTTCTCGGAAGCAACATCTTGCCTTGTCTTCGGCTTACCGCCCTTAACCATTTTGGGAGCCTTTGCGACTTTTTTCTTTGCAGCAGGCTTTTCTGACTGCAAAACATCGTACAGGTGCGCTCGACGCAGAACGTCTACAAGTCGGCTGTCCACCACTTGCGATAGTTCGTTGTCAGTAAACCCCATACGTTGAGCAAATTTAATTAGCCCCGCCTTTTCGCGGGTTGCCACCTCTGGGTCGCGCCATTCAGGGATACGATCCAAAAGTTTTACTTGCTCTTGCGCTGCGTGTTGTTGAATGACTTGCCGACGTTCTTCCTGAACAGTTTGCATCGCCTTTTCACGATCACGCATTGCCTCGCGTTGTTTTACAAACTCCAAGGGGTCTTCCTCGTAGAGTTTGTCCCAATATTCTTGGGTAGGCTCGTTGGTTTGGGTAAGTTGCGCCTCAAGCGCAGCAAGACCTTGAGCGTACCGTTCGCGCTCTTGCTCTAATGCCGTCCGATCTGTCTCAAGCGTTTTACGCTGTTCTGCTGCATCGGATAGGCGTTTTTGAGCGGTGCTTTCTAGCTGATAGGATTTGATAAGGTCATCTGCTGTGACATCCATCTCCTCGCCATCAACTTTGACGGTATAGTATTCAACTTCTTCGGCCTCGGCCTCAGTCTCATACTCCTCAGTGTCATCGGCATCAGCTTCGGCTTGGTCTTCGACGGCCTCGACTTCAACTTCTTCAACTTCGGGTGCCTCTGCTTCCACAGCTTCGGCGGGTGGCTCTTGACTACTTTCGCTTGCCTCGACGGGGGCTTGAGTATTCAAAAGAGATTCGATGGCATCTGCCATCCCTAGTGGGCCAGTCCCTTCCGGGATACTGCTTTCACTCATAACAGTTTTCTCCTGTTTACATTAGACGCTTTCCGGTTCGTAAATCCTCGATTTGCGTCTTGGCTAGTTCACCTGTCATAACGACAGACTCAAAATGCTGTCTCAAAGCTATGAGAGCCTGCATCATGTGATAAATCTTTTCCCGACCTTCCTCGTCAC